ATGGATAGCCATACGCTGGTTCAGGCGCTGATCTACCTCGGATCGGCGGCGCTGATTGTACCCATTGCGGTACGTCTTGGTCTGGGATCGGTACTTGGCTACCTGATCGCTGGCTGCATTATTGGCCCGTGGGGGCTGCGACTGGTGACCGATGCCGAATCTATTCTGCACTTTGCCGAGATTGGGGTGGTGCTGATGCTGTTTATTATCGGCCTCGAACTCGATCCACAAAGGCTGTGGAAGCTGCGTGCGGCAGTGTTCGGCGGTGGCGCATTGCAGATGGTGATTTGCGGCGGCCTGCTGGGGCTGTTCTGCATGTTACTTGGGCTGCGCTGGCAGGTCGCGGAATTGATCGGCATGACGCTGGCGCTCTCCTCTACGGCGATTGCCATGCAGGCGATGAATGAACGCAATCTGATGGTGACGCAAATGGGTCGCAGTGCCTTTGCGGTGCTGCTGTTCCAGGATATCGCGGCGATCCCGCTGGTGGCGATGATCCCGCTACTGGCGGCGAGCAGTGCCTCGACGACGATGGGCGCATTTGCTCTCTCGGCGTTAAAAGTGGCGGGGGCGCTGGTGCTGGTGGTATTGCTGGGGCGCTATGTCACGCGTCCGGCGCTGCGTTTTGTAGCCCGCTCTGGCTTGCGGGAAGTGTTTAGTGCCGTGGCGTTATTCCTCGTGTTTGGCTTTGGTTTGCTGCTGGAAGAGGTTGGCTTGTCGATGGCGATGGGCGCGTTTCTGGCGGGTGTACTGCTGGCAAGCTCGGAATACCGTCATGCGCTGGAAAGCGATATCGAACCATTTAAAGGTTTGCTGTTGGGGCTGTTTTTCATCGGTGTTGGCATGTCGATAGACTTTGGCACGCTGATTGAAAACCCATTGCGCATTGTCATTTTGCTGCTCGGTTTCCTCATCATCAAAATCGCCATGCTGTGGCTGATTGCCCGACCGTTGCAGGTGCCAAATAAACAGCGTCGCTGGTTTGCGGTGTTTGTAACCAGGTAAATCATTTGATACCGACAAGGGTTTTAGTGAAAGGAGGTGAAATCACCTGTAAGATACTGAAATAAAACAGGTGATCGATGATTCTGGAGGTTGTTTAGTTTTGATACTGATTAAATAAAATCCGGTATAAAATTAAGGTATCGGCAACAAATTTGATACTGCACATACTGCTTATGGACGTTTTTAAAAGTACTTAAAATGTCTTTTATGCTAAAAAGTTTATATCAATATCGATCTGGTCACAAATCAAGTTGAAAGTGCTCGCTAAGTGCATAGCCTGGGCTTCATGGGGTTACGCTTTGGCTTCTTTATGGGTTAAATTGAAATGATGATCCTTGGTTTCATCTCCCTCGAAAATCTCTCTAACCTTTTGATCTGATAAATTATTAAGGCTCAATGCTGCCAGGCGTCGAATACCTGTTAAAGCGATCAACTCTTGATTCTCTTGATTGCAGAATTCCAGCAATTTTTCTACCCCTTTCCTTCTCAAGGTGTAAATAACTAATTCTTGCTCTTCTTGGCTCAAAGTGTCGATGAGTTCGAGCAACTCGCTATTGCCACCGTTCTTTTGAGGGGGCTGGTGTTTTATTTCTGCACTACCTGTAATGATGGAAACAACATGTGCAGGTAAGTCGCTTAAACGGTAGGCAAATGCTCTCCCTCTGATACCAGGTGTAGTTACCGAACGTTTTTCCCATCCTTCATTTTTTGCTCGTTTATGAAGCCCAGCCAGAGATGAAGGAAGACCTCCAACCCCCAACAAGTCACTGGCAAGGATCCATTCTTGGTCAAGGATCATATCAAACTCCATTTGATATTAACTTTTGTTTATATCTTTTATGTGGTTTATTTCAAAAATAACTCAATAAAAAACAAATAGATACAGAGCAAATTTAAAAATTTGAAATTAACCAGTTGATATTTACTAAGTTAATATCTAACATATCAAACATACACTAGTGAGTAACTCAATAGAGTAGCACACATGAGTAATAAAGTTTGCCATAGAAAGTACACAGGGGGCCATTGTGAGTCTTATTGAAGATTGGTCTTCCGCCGATATAAAGGCAGCCTTAGAAAAACGCGATACCAATTTGTCACGTTTATCAAGGGAAAATAATTTGCAGCCTAGGACTTTGGGTAATGCTTTGCGAGTTCCCTACCCTAAAGGTGAAAAGATAATTGCTAGGGCTATAGGTGTAGAGCCACAGGTTATTTGGCCTACTAGATATGAACGACGTGCGCGGAGGAAATATGTGGGTTGCAATGACTGAATTGATTTCATTCAGTGACCTACCTAGTTCTTTGGCAGGTCTGCACAAAAAAGCAAAGAGGGAAGCGTGGAAAACGCGGCTAAAACCAGGGGTAAAAGGGAAAGTTTTAGAGTGTGAAATAGGAGCTTTGCCTTTAACTGTTCAGCAGGCAGTACGCGAACGCTATGCCCTGCAACTGATGACGCAAAAAGCCGATGAATCACCGGCTCCGGTGGTGACAAAGGCCAGACGCTCACCTGCCGTGGTTGATGCGGTGGAGGCATATCGCGGATCACCCCAACTGATGGTCGAACGCCTCAATGCCCTGACTGAAAATCAGCGCCAGGTGGCTGATGCACGAATCGCGATCGTCAGCGAAGTTCTGAAAGTCGCGCAACAACCTGGTTTCAGCTGTGCGAAGGCTATCCGGTTTATCGTTGACAACCTGGCACGTTCGCAGCTGGACGAGCGCATTGTGGCAATGGTTGAGACGGCGAACGCCAAAAAGGGAAACAGCCGCGCGTTGAGTGAAATCACGCTGAAACGCTGGATTGCAGCCTTTAACAAGGCGCAGAACGCCGCCGAACGCCTGCTTTTGCTGGCACCTGGTAAACGCCAGGAAATAAAAGCCGAAGATATTAACTGGCTGCCCGAATTTCTGGCGCAGTATCGCCAGTCAAACGGCCGACCAATGACCGAGGCTTACGAGGATTTTGTTACTGAATGGCAGCACCGGCACGCTGATGAGCCTTATATGCTCGATATCATGCCGTCTTACGACACCATTCGCCGCGCAATGAAGAAACTGCCGGAAGTGGTGAAACAAAAAGGCCGGGTGACCGGCAGTGAATACCGCCAGCTTGAGGGATTCACGCGCCGCGACTGGTCCAGAATGCCGGTGAATTATGTCTGGATTGGTGACGGTCACGGCATGAAGCTGAAATGCGCGCACCCGGTTCACGGGAGGCCATTTGCACCGGAAGTAACCTTTGTTATCGATGGCGGCACGCGCTTTGTGGTGGGCTGGAGCCTTGACCTGGCTGAAAATGTTTTCGCCGTAGCCGGTGCCATACAGCACGGCATTCGCCATCACGGCAAACCGTTTCTGTATTACTCGGATAACGGTTCCGGGGAAACCGCCGACATCCTGGATAAGGAGATTGTGGGGATACTGCCACGACTGGGGATTAATCACCCGACAGGGATTGCCGGTAACCCGCAGGGACGGGGCATTATCGAACGGCTTAACCGCACATTACCGATGCGCATAGCCCGTAAATACCGCACCTATTTCGGGAAAGGTGCAGATCGCGAGACGTTACGCAAAACCAACCGCGATTTACGCTCGGCATTTACCGCCCTGCAACAGGGCAAACGGCTGAACGCCCGGCAACAGTCAGCGATGCGTGATTTACCGTCCTGGGCTGAACTGATTGATGCCATTCGTGATGGTGTTGAGTGGTACAACAACCGGCCGCACGATGAATTACCGGTGAAGCCGAACGGCAAGCATTACAGCCCGGCGGAGTTCAGAAAAAAACGCCTGGCGGAAGAGGACACGGAAATTGAATGGCTGTCCGATGTTGAGCTGCGGGATATGTTCCGGCCGATGGTGGAACGCCCTGTAAGACGCTGTGAAATACGCTGGCTGAATAATATTTACTACGCGCCCGAGCTGCGTGACGAGCATGGCCGTAAGGTGCTTATCAGCTATGACATTCATGATGCCGAACGAATTACCGTACGTCGCCTGGATGGCAGCGTGATTTGCGAGGCGGTATGGGACGGTAATAAACGCGAAGCCTTCCCGGTTAGCGCGGAATACTACAAACAGCAGCAACGCCTTAAAGGCATGCGTAAACGCGCAGAGGAAAAAATCCGCGATGCCGAGGATGAGGTTGTCAACGTGCTGGAGCACAAGCCGCAGGAGCCATGGCTGGAAAACATCTACCGCCCGGTGGGTAATACGGTGACCGTTCAGCGACCAGCCGTTGATGATGAACCTGATGAAGAATACGAGCGTAATTTCCAGCGGGGATTGCAGTTGCTGGAAGCGAAATTAAAAGAAAATGACCCGCTGGCCTGAAATAAAAAATAACCCGAGCGGCGACTCAGGTTATTTGATTAAACAAGGTATCAAATGAGAGGTTAATAATATGACTGATATTAACGATGTAATCAAGACCATTGATGAACTTATTGATGGCGGCGTACTGACGCAGTATGCCATCGCCAGAGAGGCGGGAATTTCCGACGGCACATTATCGGCTTTCCGTAAGGGAAAATATAAAGGCGATAACGCTGCTGTGGCTGCTTCCCTGCGTTCCTGGTATGAGAACTGGAATAAACAAAGCGCACTGCCGGAACCGCCGCAGTTTGTGGAAACGCAGACAGTCCAGGAGCTGCGCGCACTGTTTCAGGCGGTCCGCCTGATGGGCTGTATTAACGTCATTGTGGGCGTGCCGGGTGTGGGTAAAACGGCCACCGCCCGTAATTACTGCCAGGAGCAACCAAACACCTGGATGATCACCCTGTCTCCCGCGCATTCCAGCGTCACGGAGTGTCTGCTGGAGCTGGCAGAGGAACTGGGGATTGATAACACCCGCGCAAGTAAAGGGGCACTATCCCGCGCCATCCGCCGTCGCCTGATGGGAACACGTGGACTGGTGATTGTGGATGAGGCGGATCATCTTGGTATTGACGGCCTGGAACAACTGCGTGCAATCCAGGATGCCACGGGGATCGGGATGGTGCTTATCGGTAACCCGCGAGGATTGTTTAAAGGTGGACGCCGCGCCTTTGATGATTTATCGCGCCTGTTCAGCCGTCTTGCCCGTACAAAACAACTTCGCAAGGCCAAAAAGGCGGATGTGCTGGCCATTGCCAGGGCATGGGGTATCAGTGGTGAGGCCGAGCTGGCCGTCATGCAGGCTATCGCTGAAAAGCCGGGAGCGTTACGCGTTCTGACACATACGCTTAACCAGGCGTGGCTCACCGCCAGCGGTGAAGGTGCGGCGCTGACAGAAAAACATATTAATGCGGCCTTTAAAGAGGTTTATACCAACCCTGAATTACTCTCACAGGTGTGATTATGGCGGTATTTTATATTCCTGATATTTACGGACGCTTTTACCTGGTTAATTTCGATAACGTGAAGGTGATTTCACTGGCCGAAAATAAAGAATGTGGCGATTTACTTTTTGAATTTAATGACCGCACACGAATGGTGATATCTGCCGGACTTGATCGCGAAGGTGCGACAGAAGTTTACAGCGGAATATGCCGTTCTGTTGGTGCGAAACAAGTCAGCTAAATGAGGTGTTATATGAATATGCAATCCTGCGGTAACAAAATGAATTTATTCGACTCCCTGAACAGCGCGCGCCGTCTGACCGAACTTGCCGGTGCGGTACTGGAACGCAGTAAGCGCTACCCACAACGTTTTGCACTGAAAACCACGCCGCCGGTAGGCAACGTGCAGGGAACCGGTGAAATTGAAATCACCATACAGACCAACGGCCTGCGCCGCCGTGTGAAGGCCACCCGCATCAGCGGCTGCACGGTTTACTGGGAGGTGTGAGGTGAAAAAAAATCTCATTGCATGGGCGTGGTCGAGTGGTCTTATTGAGTTCGGTTACGTCCTGCCGGAAGGTGCATTGCCGATAGTTGCCGGAAAGCCTGCCACGGTACGGCATGTGATTGAGGTTATGGCGCGTCATGGACGTGATGAACAGGAGCAGTTACTGGTTCCGGGGATACCGGAAGCGGTGACGGAGGAAGAAGCCTTTAATGCCATGATTCGGTTCTGCCGTGAGGTCAGACGCCGGGTCAGTTATCCAAACAGAACGAGGACCAGAGGATGAGTAAAGTCGTACGCATTATTTTCGAATACAAGGAAGACGTTATCTGTAAAAACTCTGATGGCAGTGCGCACATGGGGGTAAGTCTGGATATACGGTCAACCGGAATAAAGAAGAAAGATAATGGACCCGCCACGATTTTGGGAGTGGTTATGCTCGCGGAAAGCAGAAACTTCGCAGAGCTTGTGGCAATGAAAGCCAGTGCATTCATGAAAGACAGGGGCATGGCTTCCGGGGTTATTAACGGTAATGAATTTAATCAGCAGGGGTAATTCCATGAGCAAAGTACGCGTTATTTTTGAATTTAACCACGTAATGCATGAAGTAAAGCCAGCCGGTAATGATAGTCAGGAAATCACGGAGGGGGTTACTGCCACTGTAAAAGTCGAACGTGATACGGAGAACAGACCGACAGGCCCATGTGATGTTTATGCGCAAATTCTTAAATATCACAGCCCCACAATTATTCAGTTTCTGACAGATGAACTACAGGGTTCCATGCAGGCCATGGGGGTAAGCAGCTCCGTTGAACGCCGTTCTGTTCAGAACGGACCAGATACATTGCAATAAGGAAAAACAAAATGGCAAAACGCGTTACAAAATTAAAGGCCGCAGCAGAGGCGGCACCGCAGACCCGTGAAGAGGTCAGCCGCGATATCCGCACCCTGGGCGATATTCAGCGAGAGGCGCTGCGCCTGGAAACGGCAATGAATGATGAAGTGGCAGAAATCACCGCCCGTTATACGCCGCAGATTGAAAACCTTAAAAAAGAAATCAAAGTGCTTTTTAAGGGGATTCAGGACTGGTGCAAAACCAACCGCGATGAGCTGACGAACGGCGGCAAAACCAAAACAGCCAATCTGACCACCGGAACAGTGTCATGGCGGCTGGGAAATCCATCATGCAGCGTCAGCCGTGATGTGGAAGGTGTGATTGAAATGCTGCGCCGTATGGGGCTTGAGCGATTCATCCGCACGAAAGAGGAAGTGAACAAGGAAGCGGTCCTGGCGGAGCCGGATGCGGTGAAAGGGGTTGCTGGTATTAAGGTGAATAAAGGTGCTGAAAGTTTTCATGTCGAGCCTTTTGAACAGGACGCCGGACTGAATAAATAACACCGCATTAAATCTTTAAATATCACTTCGTTTTAATTATGGCGCTCGCGTCAGGGGACTGCCTGCGCCTGTAAACTGAAAATAAGGAACAGGAAATATGGCATATTTTTATTTCAAATTAGACCGTGTACAGACAAATAAATATTTCACCAAATATCAACAGACTGTTTTACCGCTACGCAACAGTATTCTTCGGGCATTACTGAAAAATACAGGCGCTGCCGGATTGCGCTTAAAGCCGTTCGCCATGGACGTAATCAGTGAGTTTTATTTTTCTGGTTCTCTGCCTGCGGGCTGGCGTAAGCGCGATGATGTGGCTTTTATCGGGGGCGGACCGTGCTTTATTGCCAGACCTGATGAGTCATGCCCTGAAGGTCCGGCGATTGCCGCAATGGTTGAAGCCGCTGAACGCGAGTTAAGAAAGCGTCCTGATTTCCTTGTCTGGCTCTGTGAAAAGCTGGGGGTAATGAGAATCCCCTCCATGTTTAACACGGACTCCTGGTGGACCCCGTCACTCTCCCGTGATGCCCTGTGCGTGGTGTTTAAAGTAGGCGCTTATGGCAGGGAAATAAACGGGTGTATTCCTGAAGAATGCCAGGAAATTAAACATTCTGAATATGTGGCGCTGACGGAGGAATAATTCATGATTGATGCAAAAGTGCTTGAAGGGGTTAAAAACTGGCTGCGTATTTACGGACGTCTGACCTGCGGTGTTCTGGCTGAAAAAATGAATATGCCGCCATCCTCCATGGTTTATTTTCTGCGTGATGCGGTTGATGCCGGGGTGCTGACGGAATGTAACGGTTTTTATGATATTCCGCGTCCCCGCCCGGTGCAGCCGGTTCGTCGCAAATGCAGCCAGGAATGTGCGGCTGATGATGTTCAGTGGTGCAGCTTCAGAAAGTCCCTGCCGTGGATTGAGGGGCATGATATTCCGTCGATGGCGTGGGAATTTGCTCAGGGCGTACTGACCTGCGAAACCGTTTATGTGGTGGCTGAAGTTGATGAGCAGGCCATGAAAGAAGGCGTGCCCCAGTTTGTGATGGCGTATATCGACATACGCCTGGGTGTCATCATCTGCGGTTTAAGCGGCTGGAATATCACCGCGCGTGTTCTGCGTTACCTGATTGTTGACCGGACGGCCGCGCCTGCCGGGATATCTGCGGAGGTGGCGTAATGTTCTTTAAAACATCAAACCCTTCCGCGCTGGCCGCGTGGAAAAAATATCAGCAGGACTGCCAGAAAGTTAAGGATGAGGCAAAACGCCTTGAGGCCGTGCTGAATGTTGCGTGCCGGTCGGTATTTGTATCCGGTATCAGTGGCTTTTGTTTTAAAGGGCTGCGCTTTATGGATGACAAATATCCTTTTCATCGCGACTTATGGCGAAAACCGACTGCGTCGAATGGCTGGAGCTGCACACCGCGCACATCACGTATTCCCAAAGCCCTGCGCGTTGCCTCTGACGAACTTAACAGTCTGTGGCGTGAATATTCGCCCGTCACGTATGCCAGAACCGATGCCCTGTTGTTCTGGCTGGGCATTGACTTTTCAGCAATATTGCATGGTCCCGTGAAGTGGTTCTGCGTTGACGATGTTATTTACCTTCAGTGCGAAGATGATTCCGCAAAACGGAAAATGACCGAAATTCTGTCTGATGAGTTTTATGCTGCTGAAAAGCGAGTCAGGGGGTGATGTATGATGATTTTACAACCCATGGGGCGAAAAGGCCGTGCACCCGCTCATGTCCGTGCGTGGACACCTGAAGAAGATGCACTGCTGATTGCGCTTTATCCATCCACCCCGGTTAAGGATATTGCTGTCAGGGTAAAAAGAAGTTTCTGGGGTGTACATAACCGGATTGTTTTATTACGCGGTACTTACCCGGAGTTGCTCAAATGCAAACGTCCAAGATTTAAACATGATGAAGATAAATTTATCCGAAAAAATGCCAGAACGATGACCGGTAAGCAAATAGGAGAATATCTGGGGCGAGACCGGGATTCTGTCCACAAACGGGCGCGATATATTGGCGTAAGCATGAAAAAATACGGAGAGTTGCTGCCCTTCACCCGTATACCTGATGATGATGTTCATCTTATTCGTGAATTACGGGATGCTGAATCACCACGACGTCTTACCTTCCGGGAAATAGGCGAGAAATTTGAATTATCCGAGAGTACGGTGAATTTTATTTATCACCATCGCCGGACTGCCGAGGACGCTGTATTACGGGAGTTAACGCCATGATAAAGAGACTTGTATTTTTCGCAATTTTCGTTCCGGTGTTGGGGGTTGGTTTTATATTTGCGATTACAGGAAACCTGTCCATGATGCCAGATATTTGGTTCTTTATCAGGATGTCGCTCTTCCTGTTTATTATGAATCTTCTTATCGACATATATATCCGTATTACTGGAAAACATAAATGAGAAAAATCACGTCCTTGTCAGAGTTACAGGAGATGAATATGAGTATTGAATTAAGATCGTCTTATGAGTATCGCAAATTTCTTATCGCCGGAGGCATGAAACCGGAAGATGTGGAAAAAATCGTTTCTTTTATGGATAAGGAATGTGATAAGCGGGATGTGTCAGAAATTATTATGGATGACATGATTCTGGATTCAGTCGTAGCGTTAAGTCCGTTATGGATTGTGCATTCTCTTGCTGAAATTGCCAAAGGCACCGATAAACAGGCAGCTGTTGCTGCCCTTCAGACGCTTAATGAAATGCGTATATCTCCACGCCCGACATTAATACATATGATTCTGTCCAGCATGGAGGATAAAGCAAATGAATAGTCTACCCGCTGGATGGGCGCGCCCTCTGATGGCTAAGAAGCATCATTTTTTTAAAACTGGCGATAATATCAGTATATGTAGGCGGTGGTTATATCTGGCTCATAATCGCGAGCCGGATACATTTGAAAGCCCTGATGACTGTGCCGAATGTCGCAGAAGACTGAATAAGGAGAAAGATAATGGACAGTAGTTCGCAGTTGTTCTGGTGTTTATATATCACATCGTTTTTCGGTGCATTCGTCATTACACGATGGCTGTGCCGGAAAGTTATCAGTATTTTTCATAAAAAATACCTGATTGGGCAGGCGGCGACTTCTCTGATTAATGCACTTGCCAGATATCATAAGGGGGAATACTACTCAAGAATAAAAACTGATGATGGTTTTAATATTTTTGTGATTCCTCCGGAGTATCGGGTTCAGCTCGATCGGGAAAGTAATATCTATCATATCAGCAGGAGTGTTGATACAGCATGAGAGGGAAACTGATATCCGCTATTCATGTGGCAAAGCGCGAGCTTGCCCTGGATGATGAGACCTACACATTCGTACTACTGGCAGCCACCGGCAAAACCAGTTGCCGGGATATGTCACCCGGTGAGTTATCCCGCGTGCTGGATGTTTTCAAAAAACGCGGTTTTAAAGTGCGTCAGAAACCGGTTAACCGGGCCTTAAAACCGGGTACGGTGACCGCCAAAATTCGCGCCATCTGGAAAGTGATGCACCGGCAGGGCTTTATCTCTGATGGTGCGGAAACCGCTCTTAACCGCTGGGTGAAATCGCAGACGGCCGCGCAGAACGGCGGCGAAGGTGTGGCAAACTGGCAGTGGCTGGAGCAACACCCCGCCCTGGCCTCAGATGTGCTGGAGCGTCTCAAGCGATGGCACCGCCGCAAAATGCTGGCCGCGATGGGAATGCCCGAACGCACGCTGATGGGGTATGACGCCGTTTGCAGGCAGTATGAAAAATCACTTCCCCGTTAACCCCAAATCCCGCCACAACGCGGGATTTTTATTTTAAACTTACCGGGAACGCGAGAACCGGAGGCTGATATGGCAGAAACTCAGATGAGCATGTTTGGTGGTGACAGTGAGCAACTGCACGCCCTTATCGACCGCCTTGATGACATCCCTGATGATGTTCTCAAAAAGAACTGGCCGCGGACCCTGTCAGAACTGGTTGAAGTCACCGGCGCAGAACTTCAGCGTCAGGGGATTGAGCCGGTACTGGCCGGTAAACTGGCACGCAAGGTGGCTGCGGCTCAGGCAGCCTATATGGGCGGACGGGGTTATTACCTGCCGGTCGGGGAATCTCTCTTTGCCGAGCTGCGAAACAATGAGATATTTTCGCGCTGGGACCGGGGCGAGAAAATTGAATCCCTTCGCCGCCATTACCGGATGTCAGAAACCCAGATTTATACCGTCATACGTGAACAGCGCCGTCTGCATCTGGCAAGAACGCAACCGCCACTTTTCTGATATTCCGCAAAGCCTGCCGCCTTTCCTTCACCGTTACGCTGACTCAGAGAACATCATGAGACAGCGTAACAATGCCAAAACTCCCCGCACCACTGCGTAAAAAGCTGATTGCCCTTGTTCTGGCCGGTGCCGGGACGTTCACGATTGCCACGCATTACACCGGTTACTGGGAAGGGAAAGAAAACTCCACGTATATCGATCCCACCGGTACACCCACCATCTGTTACGGCCATACCGGCCCGGATGTGAAACCGGGTATGACCCTGACGGATGAAGAATGCCTGGAACTACTGGAAAAGGACATGAAATGGGCCTTTGCGGCCATTGATCGGCGTGTTCAGGTGCCGCTTACCCGTGGTCAGACGGTGGCGCTGGCTTCGTGGATCTTCTGGGCCGGTGAAACGAACTTCCGCAACTCCACGCTTCTGCGCCTGATCAATGCCGGGCAGATGCCCGCGTCCTGTAAGCAGTATATCCGCTGGATTTATTCAAAGGGGGTGAAACTCCCCGGCCTTGAGGCCCGCCGTTCGGCGGATGAATGGTTATGTCGCTACGACTTGCCGAAAGTCTGAACCGCTTCTGGCGACCGCTCATGATAGCGCTGCTGTGTGCGGTACTGCTGTTACGGGGTGTCCTGTGGCTGCGGTGAATAATGCCTTACCGGCCCTGATTGCCGGGGCGTGCATGGCGGCGCTGGGGATTATCGCTGTACTGGTTGCTGCGATATGGGGAATGCACCAGAAGACGCAGCGCCTTGAGGACAATAATCAGGTACTTGTACGTGAGCGGGATGAGGCGCGTCAGGTGCTGGCAAATCAGCAGCACACCCTGCAACTCATTTCACAAATCAGTGAGGCGGCCACGAATGAAAAGCAACAGAACATTCAGCACACCGAGGAGCAACAGAGCGTTGTCCGCCGGTCGCTGGCAGCAGTGCCTGCTGCCTCTGCCCCTGTTCCTGATGATGTGGCTGATCGGGTGCGCCGGGCCGTCTGTGAAATACGTGCCTGTGAAGCCGGTGCCGATCCCCGCTGAATGGCTGGCTGACTGCCTGGTCCCTCCTGCGCCGGAGCCGTTCACGTTTGGGGCATCGGTCACTTACAACCTGCAACTGCTGGCGGTGATCAAGAACTGCAACGTGGACAAGGCCAGTATTCGTCGTCTGGAGGCGCGGCGACAACATGAATTTACTGATATGGCCGGAACGCCTGCTGTTCCGGCAGGAAAGACGAAGTAAGGAAAAAGGTATGGATGATTCAGATCGTGCTCAGGCTGTGATGGAGCGGGGATCAGAACGCGCCCTTTGTAACCGGCTGACACGTAAGCGCCGGGCAATGGATGCTCCGGGCAGACGTGTCTGCGCGGACTGTGGCGGAGAGATCCCCGCCGCACGTCTTGTTGCTGTGCCGGATGCCATCCGTTGTGTGAACTGCCAGAACATCATGGAGGCCCGTCATGTGGGTCAGCATCGTTAAAGATTATGTTGTGCCGATCCTTTCGGCGACGGCAACCGCTGGCGGGATATTCATGGCGCTGATGCGCAAAACGTTTGTCCCCCGCGAGGCCTTTGAAAAACTCTCCGACCGCGTTGAGAAGGTGGAAACCCGCCTGTCGTCACTGCCGACAGAAGCTGAGGTCAACCGTCTGAATGTGGAAATCGTGACCCTGCGGGGTGAACTGAAAACCACGAACGCCACGCTCCGCTCTGTCTCCTATCAGAACGAACTGCTGCTGGAGCAGGCTGTAAGGAAAAAAACGAATGAGTGATTTCATTACTGAAGATCAGCGTCTGGTCATTCTGCGGTCGCTGGCAGATTACAACGGTGAACTGGGTGAATCCGTGCTCCAGGACTGTCTGGATGATTACGGCCACCGCGTGTCCCGCGACACCGTTCACACCCACATTGCCTGGCTTGCCGAGCAGGGACTGGTGCGTAAGCGCACGCTCGTTAACGGTTATTTCATCGCGGAACTGACCGGCCGGGGGCAGGATGTGGCGGAAGGCCGCGCCAGCGTTCCAGGTGTGAAGAAACCACGCGCAAGGGGGTAACGATGGACAAGCCGACGCGTGGACGCGTGCGCAAGGTGGATTTGCTCCCCGACAGCATCCGTAAGCCACTGCTGGAAATGCTGCGTGAAAAACGTCTGACGCAGGTCCAGATACGCGAGGAAATCAACCGTCTGATCCGTGAGGCGGGCCTGCCGGAAGAGCAGCAGCTTTCACCGGCGGCCATCAGCCGGGAAGCCTCCCGTAATGAGCTGATTGCCCGTAACCTGCGTGATTTACGCGAGCAGACAAAAGCCATGATGGCCGAACTGGGAGACAAGCCAACCGGTGAAACCACAGCGCTGATTCTGGAGATGTCCCGCGCCCTGATGTACCGCCGTCTGCGTGCCGCGACCGAATCCCTGAACAGTGACAGCGACGTGGATATGCGTCTTATTAAGGACATCCTCCTGTCAGCACAGCGTGCGGAAAGTGCCGCCGAGCGCAGCATTAAGCGTGAAAAAGAAATCCGGGCCGCATTTGCTGAAGAGATGGCAAACGCCGTCACCGACGAGCTGCGCGGCGTGGACGGGATGAGTGAACAGCTTGAGTCCCGTATTAAGGGGATTCTGTTGGGTAAAGCCTGATGAATAACGCCGAAGAACTCTCCCCCTTACTGACGAATACCGTCTCCACCCGCAAAATTGATCTGGCCGGTGAAAAAGCCCTGCTGGGCGTGGATGTGCCGGACAGCCTTGATTTGCCCGGTGATATGCCGGTATTTCTGGATTATCAGGCCCGCTGGTTTGAGGATGAAAGCGAGGTCTGCATCGCGGAAAAATCCCGCCGCACCGGGCTTACCTGGGCGGAAGCCGGGCGTAACGTCATTACCGCCGCAAAGCCTAAGCGGCGTGGTGGCCGCAATGTGTTTTATGTGGGGTCAAAGCAGGAGATGGCGCTGGAATATATTTCTGCCTGCGCACTGTTCTCCCGTGCCTTTAACCAGCTGGCAGATGCTGATGTGTATGAGCAGACCTTCTGGGATCGGGATAAAAAAGAAGAAATTCTGACCTACATGATCCGCTTTCCGAACAGTGGATTCAAAATTCAGGCACTGTCTTCCCGTCCGTCAAACCTGCGCGGCCTTCAGGGGGATGTGGTGATTGATGAAGCCGCGTTCCACGAGTCACTGGATGAGCTTCTCAAGGCGGCAATGGCGCTTACCATGTGGGGCGCGCGCGTGCGTATTATCTCCACGCATAACGGCGTCGATAATCTGTTTAATCAGTACATTCAGGAAGCCCGCGAAGGGCGCAAGGATTACAGCGTCCACCGCATTACCCTGGATGATGCCATTGCGGACGGGCTGTACCGTCGTATCTGTTATGTCACCGGCCGCGAATGGTCACCGGAAAGCGAGCAGAAGTGGCGTGATGATCTCTACAAAAACGCCCCGACCCGTGAGGATGCCGACGAGGAATACGGCTGTATCCCGAAAAAATCCGGCGGTGCCTATATTCCTCACGCGCTTATTGAAATGGCGATGATCCGCGACATCCCGATTCTGACGTTTGAAGCCCCGGACGACTTCATCAGCCGTGCCGCATGGCTGCGTGAATCGGAGGTTTTAACCTGGTGTGAAGAACATTTAAAACCGCTTTTAGAGGCGTTAAATTCCCGTTCCCGCTTCAGCTTCGGGGAAGACTTTGCCCGCACCGGAGACCTGTCCTGTTTTGTGCTGCTGGAAATCACTGAATCCCTGGCAAAACGCGAGGTGTTTCGCGTGGAGCTGCGCAACCTGCCGTATGCCCAGCAGGAGCAGGTGATGATGTACATCCTGACCCGCGTTCCGGCGCTGGTCGGTGCGGCGTTCGACGCCACCGGTAACGGCGGCTATCTGGCCGAAGCCGCGCTGCTGGCCTTTGGCCCGGACATCATCGACTGCGTGATGTTATCGCCGAAGTGGTACGGCGAGTGGATGCCAAAACTGAAGGCCGAGTTTGAGGATCAGAATATCCTCGTCGCCCGCCATCAGACCACGCTTGATGATTTGCGCCATGTGAAGGTGGTGAACGGTATCCCGCAAATCGACAAGGGGCGCACGAAGGACCAGAACGCAACGGCTGTGAACGCCCGCCGCCATGGCGATTTTGCCGTGGCGCTCTGTATGGCAAACCGGGCGTCATACATGGAGGGCTTCATCCTGGATGAATCAGCCTGTCAGGCGCTGCCGGAGCGGTCGCGGGCCATGGAGGGCGGTTATCGTGATGACGATGAGGCATATCATGAATTTGATCGGGGGTGCTGGTAGTGGGACGTATAATTGATCTTGACGGAAAACCTTTCTCCTTTGACCCGGAGATGCAGAGTGCCGCGCTGGATATTCCGCAGATTGCCAGCCGTTATATTGAACATCCGGCCTCGGGTATCACCCCGAACCGGGCGGCACAGTGCCTTCGCGGGGCTGAACGTGGCGATCTGATTGCCCAGTCCGATCTGGCCGCTGACATTGAAGAAAAGGATACCCACCTTTTTGCAGAGCTGGGCAAGCGACGCCTTGCCATTCAGGGCGTGCCCTGGAGTATTGAGCCGCCACCGAACGCCAGCGCGAATGAGAAAAAGGACGCGGAAATGCTCGACGAATACCTGCATTCCGCCGACTGGTTTGATGCCATGCTGTTTGATGCCACCGATGCCATCCTGAAAGGCTATTCCTGCATGGAGATTGAGCACGGGATGCTCGGTAAAATGCACATCATCCGCGCCATCCGCTGGCGTGACAGCGGGCATTTCTGCCTTAACCCGGATGATTTGAGCGAACTGCGGCTGCGTGACGGCAGCCATGCCGGGGTGGCGTTTCAGCCCTTTGGCTGGATAGTGCATCAGTCACGTTCACGCACCGGTTACGGCGGCGCAACAGGGCTTGTCAGAACGCTTATCTGGCCGTTCATTTTCAAAAACTATTCCGTGCGCGATCTGGCTGAATTTCTGGAGGTGTACGGCCTGCCGATGAAGGTCGGTAAATACCCGTCCGGGGCAACGCCGGAGCAGAAAAGCGCCCTGATGCGGGCGGTGATGGATATCGGGCGACGTACAGGCGGGATCATCCCGGCCGGGATGTCTCTGGAGTTTCAGGCAGCCGCGAACGGTCAGGCCGATCCGTTTGAAACCATGATTTCGTGGGGGGAGCGTTCCATCTCCAAAGCAATACTCGGCGGCACGCTGACCACGGAAGCCGGAGACAAAGGCGCGCGCTCGCTGGGTGAAGTGCATAACGAGGTGCGCCGGGAAATCAGGGATTCTGATTTACGCCAGCTGGCCGCCACGCTGAACCGCGATCTGGTGTATCCGCTGTATGCCCTGAACACCGCCCACGCCATTGATATCCGTCGCCTGCCGCGTATCTGTTTCCAGACAAAAGAGCCGGGGGATATCACCAAAATCACCAGTGCGGTGATGCAGCTCAGTACGGGGATGGATATTCCTGATCCCTGGGTACGGGAGCAGACCGGTATTCCACAGCCTGCCCCCGGTGAAGCCATCTTCCGTGTCCGTCAGAGTGGCAATGAACCTGCTCAGACAGACAAAGAGATGCCACCGGAAAAACAGGAGAAGACAGAGCAGACAGCGCTGGCTGCCAGACTGCCGGAAGCGAAGAGCAGCCCCCGAGATGAACTGGACGACATGGGGGATGCGGTGCCTGCCCGCCGGTTACAGGAGGCCATCGACCCGGTACTGGAGCCGGTCATTGATGCCATCAGAACGCGGGGGCTGGCGGAGGCACTGGCAGACCTGCCCGCCCTTTACCGTGAAATGGATGATTCCCGCCTGATGACGCTGCTCAGTGATGCCATGTTTGCTGCGGAAATGAAGGGGATGCTGGATGGCACAGGGGATTGATTTAGGTTATGCCGCCACGCTTCCCTCAAAAGAGGCGGTGGCATACTTCCGCGCCAAAGGGGCGCATATCAGCTGGAACTGGTTCGAAACAGACGCGGATGTTCATGCCCGTTCATTCACGGCGGCAAAAGCGGCACGCCTGGACGTACTGACCACACTACAGGCGGAAGTGCAGCGTGCTGTTGATGAGGGGATTTCACAGAAAGCATTTATCCGCACACTGACACCCCGCCTGCAAAAGCTGGGATGGTGGGGAAAGCAGATTGTGGTGGACAGCGCCGGTAACGCAGAAGAAGTGCAACTGGGCAGTCCCCGCCGTCTGGCGCTGATTTACAACGTGAACACCCGCGTGGCTTACAATGCCGGGCGTTACACGCAGATGATGAACAACACGGACACGCATCCGTTCTGGCAGTATGTGGCGGTGATGGACAGCCGCACCCGCCCGGCGCATTCCGCCCTTAACGGGCTGGTATTCCGCTATGACGATCCGTTCTGGAATACACACTACCCACCCAATGGCTGGAACTGCCGCTGCCGTGTCCGGCCATTGTCTCAGGCCCGTCTGGATGCGATGGGGCTGTCTGTTTCATCCGGTCAGGATCATCTTTCCACCCGCAATGTTGAGGCTGGCGTGGATAAGCAGACCGGAGAAGTCAGAGAAATGCCGGTGACCACATATTCAGATGGCACCAGAACCATGACACCGGATGTGGGCTGGTCATATAACCCCGGTTCGGCGGCGTTCGGCACAGACCAGGCGCTGATCCGTAAACTGATCGAGGTGAAAAGCCCGGCGCTGCGGGAAATGGTGGTTCAGGAGATGAACAACAGCCCGGAGCGGCAACTGGCGTTCCGCATCTGGGCAAAAAACATCATGAAAACCCGGCGAGGCGGTAACGATATCCGCACGCTGGGCTTTATGACCGAAAGCATTGCGCAGGCGGTGGAAAGCCGGACGGGAACGCCACCGGCCCGCCTGCTGGCGATGAGCGGTAAAAATGTGCTCCATGCGGACAGCATGAAACATCAGAATGACGGTATCGCCCTGACGCCGGAGGATTTCGGGCGCTTACCGGCAATGCTGGCAAGGCCAAAAGCGGTACTGTGGGACAAACGCCACAACAATCTGATGTATATCGTGGAAAGTAAGGATAGCAGTGTGCAGATTGCCGTTAATGCACCGTACAGCCTGAAGCGTCAGCCGGATAAACTGGATGTGATTGTTAATGCTTACCGGGTTATCAATATGGATAAGCTGAAATCGGATATCCGGGGCGGAATGCTTGAGGTACTGGAAGGAGATATTGATTAACGGTCAGTGGCGGGGGTCGAACCCGCATACATGATCCACCCGGAGGCAGGCACCGACTTTACCAGTTAAGCGTACACTGACCGCCTGTTTATTTTATATTCATCCTTTATGCGGAGGCAATATGTCATCCATTGATGCCGCTGTCGTTGTTGACGTTACGCGTCTCCAGCGGGTCTTTGCCCGGCTTCAGTTTGTGGGTGGTGGAAAAGACCTGACCCGCAGTGTGGCGTCCAGCCTTCTGTCATCGTCAGAAATGGCGTTTGAACAGGAAAAAGAGCCGGACGGCGAACGCTGGCATGACTGGTCAGATCCTTACCGCAAGTGGCGTACCCGTAAGGGATACATGCCCGGCAAAATCCTGACGCTGAACGGCGATCTGGCCCGACGCCTGACCACGGATTATGGCGATACCTGGGCGCTGATTGGATCAAATGAGCCTTATGCGGCCATTCATCAGTGGGGGGGCCTGCCAGGTATGCCGCCTGGACCGGCGGCCATTGGTGCACGTCCGTATATGGGCTTTGATCAGGTGGCAGAGCAGGAGATCATGGACGAAATCAGAAAACGCTTTAAAAAGGCCACAGAAACGCCTTAATTGTTTAAGGTATGCAAATGCATTACCTTACCCCCTTCAGGCGCGTGTCGTGATTTTCTAACCTGTATTTAACGGGCTTTAAAATCTGCGTGAAGCGCCTTTGTATTTTTCCCCTGGAAGCACTTCCTGAAATCCCGCAAAACCCGCCCTGAAAATTCCCGGCTTATGCTGCCGGAATGAAGACGAAAAACACGCCCAAACTTGCTTATGCCATTCTGAATGCCATCAGCCTGTCCGCAGACGGGGACGGTGACTGGTGTCAGATCATGCCAGCCGGTCGGGTAAAGGCCCGTGACGGTCGCCCGGAAAAACCGGCCGAGGGCTGGCTGATCAACCATGCAGCCGTTGAGCGCATGGTCTCCCGGGTT